GAGCACCAACGCCAGCAAAAGCTTGACTAACGTCTGGAACAGCTAGTCCACTTTCTGCTGCACCAGCAGCTAAGGCCTGTCCTGCTAATCCTCCAGAAACACCGCTTACGGAAGGAGCAGAGATTCCTCCAAATCTTCCAGAAACGTCAGGAACTAGCATACCTCTTTCTGCAGCACCAGCACCCATAAGCTGTCCTGCAAGTCCTCCTGCAGCTTGTCTAACACCGGGGTCTGTAATACCAGCAAACGTCTGAGTTACATCTGGAGCACCTCCAGCTAAACCAGCGCCACCAAGACCTAACGCTTGTTGACCTAGTTGTCCTACAGCAGCGCTAGGTTGTTGACCCAACATACCGCCTACTTGGCCTGTAAATTGTCCACGAAGTAGGTTTATGTCCGCAGGTTGCATTCCAGCAGCACCCATAAATTGACCACCAAGGCCAAAGGCTTGCTGTGATGCAGCTTGAGTAGGAGCCATGCCAAACGTAGGTTGACCCATTAACTGCTGCCCTGCACCTAAAGAACCAAGACCAGCTTGTGTTAACTGCGCTTGTCCTGCTGTAGGCTGTCCAAACAACTGACCTGCTTGGCCCATAAGTTGTTGTTGAACAGCTTGTTCCTGAGGAGACATGCTTAATGTAGAACCCGCAGGCCCTGCACCAAATTGTCCACCAGTAGCGGTAGTTACCGTGTACGGCCTAAAGGCTGCTTGACCCATTTGAGTCTCAGCAAGTTCTTGTCCTAGTTGTAAACCTTGACCACCAAGGTCACCAAGGTCTTGGTATGCGTCATAAAGAAGACCAGCACCTGCTGCTCCAGCTAAGGCGGTTCCTCCGCGCCCTTGTAAAAAGCCTCCCACTCTATCAAAAATATCGCCTAGATTCATTAGTACGTACCCCCGTCAATAGTTCCTGTTGACAACGTACCGTTAAACGTTAAAGCAGGTATCGTCACTGTTCCTGTAAAGGTTGGTGAAGCAATGTCTGCTTTTGTAGCGATAGCTGTAGACAGGGCATCAAACTCTGTTTCAAACTCAGCGCCCTTAATGATTTTACCGCTGTCACCAGAAGGTAGACTGTCTTTAGCGGCAAAGTCAGTGGTTTTTGTATAGTTACTCATAGTACTTTACCCATTAGTGCTAATACGTTAATCTCTTGGAGGGACAAACCTGAACCGTCTATGTCTGCTTCCAAACCAATAGTTATAATTCCACCGCCTCCGGTAGTGTTTATCCCACGTCGTGACGTAAGGTCACCACCTGTAAATTCTGCTGTACTGTTAAATTCACTTTCATTAAAGTAACCAGTAACTTGACTACCGACAGTAAACTCTGCTGTCTGAAAAAATGTGCCGAAGTCATAAGCCCACTTAAGAAACATAACAGCACTGTTAGCACCAACAATAGTAGGTCGTAGCTTCTTTAGTATCTTAAGGCGTGAAGGATCACCAAATGTCAAGCCGGGGCTGTAGTATTTAAAACGGAAAGGTTCTCCATTGTCCCTATAACCAGTGTACTTACTAATGCCGTCACCGTTGCCAATTAAAAGTGTTCCGTCTTCTTGCCTACCATAAGACGTAAAGCCGGTTCCGGGCCAACGAGTAACACGGTACGCTCCGTTTTCTAACGTACCTCGAACGTCAAAGCAATAGGTAGTGTCCTGCGCTGTAAACGTAAGTAGATAAAAACCTTCTTCTGGGCTGTACACAGACCGGTAAAACTCAGTTTCGTTCTGAAGCAACCCAATGATGTCTTTTGACACAGTGCTTGATAAACTTGTAATAGGCATTGACTTTTCTTGTATTGTCCTGCCAAAGCTTTTAAGTCCTGTGTGTGACAAGAACAGCACGTCAGTACCTGTATACTGTACAGTGTCTCTGTTTACGCAACCTACTCCTGCTATTGTATCAGATAGTGACATTGTTGCTGGTGCTTCTGCGCCTTGGTATACTACAATACTGTGTTTTCCAAAAATAATCAACAGGCCGTTGTGCGCCGCTAGTGCAACAATTTCGTCATAGCCGTCAGGCCACACCTTAGATAGATTAATAGAACCACTAGTACCACCGGACCAGTCATGGCCTATTAAAAGATCAGACCAGTAAACAGTAGACTTATCATTATTAATATCAGCCGTCCAAAGCCTTCCATAAGCCGCTAGAACCTCGTTACCGTACATAGCACTAGTAACACCTGCCGCACCAGAAACGCTACTGAGCGTGACTACAGAGCCTCCTGCGTTGTCATAGACTAAAGGTTGAAGGCTACGTTGAAAAAAGTAGATCTTGTCGTTAAAGTTAACCATCTTCCAGTTGTCGGAAGTAATGGTGTAGCTTCCGGGAGTTTCATTAACAAGTGTAGTTGTGCCACTAAGGATCTTATTATTACCTACAGAAAATACCTTGGTGTTTCCTCCGTTGTCTTCAAACTCCTTAATAGCCCGTATTTTAGCACTTCCTAGCTGAGTCTTATTTGTTGTTATGACACTATTGCCTTTACGTGACGCAATACGCCCACGCTTGTCAATTACTGCGTTGTCAGCAATATCAGCAAACGAAGGGTCTTGCGCTAACGGAGAATCCTCTGTATTGATTCCCTTAAAGGCTGGTGCAACAAGATTAATGCTTTGTAACTGTTGAGCCATAATTACCTCACGGGGTATAGAAGATTACTTCTTCTGGATGCTTTTGAGCGTCTAATGCAATAGCGTCACCTAAATACTTATCAGCAATAGCAAAGTATTCAGGAGCAGAAGTACCACCTGTTTCTCCACGTTCACGGGCCAACAACGCAATAGCCAAATGAATTACAGGCATTGCAGGAACAGTTAGTTGATCGTCGTTAGCAGACAAATCAGCCCCACGCTTTACACAGTTAAACCGTATTGTGTACGCTTTGTCAGGAATAGGGTAAATATCAATCTGAGTATCACCACTGCTGTCAATTCCGTTGTACGTGTAGTAAGTAGGAGCACTTTTGCGAGCGTCGGAAATCAAGTAGGCTTCATCAAAGAATGTTGCTGTTTGATACTGCATAAACAAGTTAGCAGTGTCGTTGATTACATTCAAAGCTTTAATTCTGTTTTGACTGCCGGTTAGTACGTAGTTAAAAACGTCAGCAGTAGTTGTAATAGTTAATGTAGTGCGTAACGCTGACCAGTCCCAAGCATCTTCTACTGATCTTTTTGCGTCATTAACAAAGTCACCCACCATTTTACTGTATGTACTTGAGGAAACAGAAGTGACTTCCTCTTCTCGCATCCTTCGCAGGACATTGTTTACTACGTTTAAATATGTCATGACAACATTCCTGAGTTTCTAGCTAAAATACCATTTATTGCTAAGTCATAGTCTTTTAATGCTGGTTGTGTGTTATAGGGGGACGTAATCAACTGTTGTAGTTGAACCGGGCTGTAACCAATGTTAGTGGTGTACGGGTCAAACATCCCTCCTCCACCAGCAATCTGAGGCATTTCTAAGTTTATACTTGGTAAGTCTACACTAGGTAAATCTACGCTAGGCACGTCTATGCTAGGTAAGTCTACACTAGGTAAGTTTACATCAGGCATAGCTATGTTTATTGGGTCTAATTCTGGTGTTGTTCCGTGAGGAATAGCTTCTCTTATGGGTTGTATAACTACATCGTCAATTTCAGAACCTACAAGTCTTACCACATCTTCAGTTTCAGATCCTACAGTTCTAATTACATCTTCAATTTCTTTAATAACTTCTGGGGTTTCTTCTGGAATCAAGTCTCTTATAGGCTGGATAATTTCATCATCAACCTCACTTCCCACAAGTCTTACTACGTCTTCTGTTTCAGAACCTACTGCTCTTACTATGTCTTCAATTTCTTTAATAACTTCTGGGGTTTCTTCTGGAAGCAACTCCCTAATTGGCTGTATAACTTCATCATCTATTTCACTTCCTACGAGCCTCACTACATCTTCTGTTTCTCTTCCTACGTCTCTTATAGCGTCTTCAATAAAACCAAGATCACCAAATAAATCAGCATCTGGTACATCTATAGAAGGTAAACCAAGGCCGGGGTCTAAAAAAGCAAACGAGCCTCCTTCTTGAGAATAATCAATTAAAGACTTTACAACGTCTTCTACTTCAAGTTCTCCTTCAAAAGCTGCATTAACGGCTGTATCAATAATTGGGTTTAAAGCTTCAGTAGGAATTGTAGTTGTGCCTTCATCAAAGACATTTTCTACATCAATTTCGTCCCCGTACATGTCGTTAATAACGTTTTTAACTTGGCTTTCAGTAAAACCTTGTACTGCATCTATAACAATTCCTTCTACATCTTCTCCAGTAACAACGCCGTTAAGAACTCCTTCAACAACATCTACTGTTTGCGCTGTTGTTAAACCAGTGACGTTTGCGATTTCGTCAATTGCGTTAGAAGCCGCTGTTCCTGTAAGCTCTCCTGCTTGGATACCGTCAGCTACGCCTCCAATTCCACCAGTAATAGCTGCCGTAACTAATTCTTTAGCATCTATAGATCCTGTAGCAATTCCTTGAGTAAGAGCACTTCCTAAAGTTGCGTTTACAGCTCCTTGTACAAAAGTTCCTGCAGTTGTAGCAGCAGCGGCTGTAGTAGTCCCTGCGGCTGCAGCGGCTCCAGAAGCAGTTGTTGTTCCTGCTGTAGTAGCTCCTGTTGCTAAATTACCTAAAGCAGGACCAAGCACTGAACCTACAGCTACTCCCATAGCCAGTCTAGCGTAGTCGCCCATGCTGACTTTGTCTTCGTCAACAACTTTTACATAAGCAGAGCCATTCCATTGAAACTTATCTCCAGACTCGCTGTAGACTGTACCACTTACGCCGTACTTTTCTAGCAACGCTTGGTTAGCTTCAGAATTTAGCCAGTTATTATAAGCACCTGCTTGTGTGTTTCTGACTTGACGATTAAGGTTGGTAATGTCTTGGCCGGGATCGCTAGCGTCTATAGTAAGATCAGCGTCTCCCTCAAGAATCATTTGTTGGTCTTCTGTAAACCCAGTATCAGCCTCTGACCAGTTACCAACATCATAATCACCAGACTGAATTAACTGCTCACGTTCAGTCATGTAGGCAAGGTAGTTGTCAAAATCTCCAAACTGCTCTGAAAGCCTATTAACTTCATCGCTTTCAAAATACTCTCGAAGCTCGTCTACAGTTATTTGTTGTACTTCCCCTGTTTGACCGTATAAGTAGTTTTGTTGTGCGTTTCCTCTTTCACGTCCTTCTACAAAAGTAAAAGTCATTTCAGGAACGCCTTCAACTACTTGTTCGTCTCCTTTAACATCAGGTAATGGTTTTACAGGTGTTACAGGAGGAGGTACTTCAACTGCTGCAGGAGCTGGAGGAAGCACAGCAACAGGAGGAGCCGTAACAGTTTTAGGAGGGCCGCCTACAGGACCACCAGCAGGATCAAAAGGTCCGGACTGACCGGGTGTTTGTCTAGGTGTTATTACAGGTGTTGTTTGTTTTACCGGCGCGCGTGTAGGAACTGCTCTAGTTGGTGCTTTAGTTGGTGCTTTAGTTGGTGCTCTAGTTGGTGCTTTAGTTGGTGCTTTAGTTGGTGCTTTAGTTGGTGCTTTAGTTGGTGCTCTAGTTGGTGCTTTAGTTGGTGCTCTAGTTG